CCCCGCATCCCATTCTACTAAAATACCCTTACCGATATCGTTTGGTCCTAATATTTTCATGTTTTTTCTTTATAAATATATCAGACCACTTCTTTTGACGATTTACTCTTGTGTACTTTGAAGTATTTAATTCCTTTTAAACAATCGGTATATACTGATGAAATGATATTTTTAACTCTGTCTCTTAATATTGGTGATTTAAAATCTATGTGATTTTTAAGGTATAACGTTATTTCTAAGTTCATAAAACTTCTTTTTCCTTTCTGTATTCCGCTACTTCTTAAGTCTAAATCTACTATGTTATGTTTTTCAAAAATTATGGGGTCAACGACTTCTAAAAGAATGTGTTTTATATTTCTTTCCATAGTTCCTGTCGCTCTATCCCAATTCTCAAATTCTTTTATTGGTTCTACCCACGATTGTAATACTATATATATTGTTTTTAAATTTTTTGCATCTACTGTTCCGTAGTAACACTTTGCGTCACTGAATAGTTTTAATTGTGACGTTTTTCCCTTCTTCATGTAATCCCATCTTTATTTAAAGTTTATTTATTTAAAGAAAATATAGTATATTATTAGTCGTATGTCAAAAAAAGTCATATTTATATAACAGGAGAAAAAATATGTTAATAGTAAAAGTAAAAAATAAAAATATAGAGGCAGCTTTAAAAAGCTACAAGTATAAAGTATATCGAACCAAACAAATGGATAAGATAAGAGAAGGTCAAGAATACACTAAGGACTCTGTAAAAAAACGAGAAGAAAAAAAGAAAGCAAAATACGTTAATAAAAAAAGAAGGGACTCTGAATGAGTCCCTTTCTCTTTATTCTTCAGACCCCCTATTTCGGGAGAATTTTTCAATGGTTGTAAATCCTAGTCCTGCACCTACTATATACATCATACCATCCCATACAAATTTTTGAAGTGGTATATCCATGAATATGTTGGCTATAAAGGCGATACACATCATAAAAAATGCAAGAATGGTAATAAATCTTTTTGATGATTTTTGACCATCCACATCGCCCATTAAGGACATAAAGAACTTTCTCATTTTAATTTACTTAAAACCCATCCCTTTAAAAGGTCCCAGTTTCTTGTAAAGAAAACACCAAAAGCAACACCTGCGAAAATCTTTTGACCAGTTGACCATAGGAATAAACCTAATAATAAACCAACGACACCTTCGATGCCATTAGCAACAACCCAATCTTTACAAAGATTGTAAATTCTTAATACGAAATCTTTAATTTTATTCATAATCCTTTATTTAATTGTTGTAGTTTATACAATGAACTTACAGTTTCTTCTGATTCATTGATTTTATCTATTGTCTTTTGAATTTTTTCTTTTAAATCCGATTCTTTAGACTCGTTTAAGTTATTTGATAATTTTTCTAAAACAGAACTTTTTACTCTATTAATTTCCTCAGTTAACTTTTCACCTTTTAATGATATTAAGTGTTTGAACTCTTTCTTTTCTGACTCATTTAAATTTTCAAATTCTTTGTTAAAGGTATTGGTTGCAATTTTTAACATAGAAGATAGTGGTAAGTTAACTGATTTGTTTTCCTTAACTACCTTTGTAATCATAAGATTTTTTCTAATTCTTTGTTTAGACTCAATAAGTGATTCTAAGTTTTTAACGACATTTTTGGTATAGATTTGATTATCTATATCCGTGTAATCATTATTTACACTTTCTTTAAGAATACTATCAATCCATTCACTTAAGTCTTGAATTTTCTTTTTATTTGTATCAATAATGTTTTTTAAATGTTCAAACGACTCTGAAATATAATCGTCAACAACACTTTCATTTAAACCTTTTTGTGAAGATAACTCATCATATAAAAAATAAGCTTCCGCAATTTGTTTTTGGTCTAAAACGTGTTTTTTGAATCCTTTAATATTTTTCTTAAAGTCTTTATCATACTGACCTTTAGAAAATACCTTTTCAATTTTTGTTTTTATTTGCCCAAATGAATTCATGATATTTTATTTTATAAATATTAGTCTTTTAGTAATGCGTTCAATTTATCTTCTATTTCACCCAAAGACTGACGACCTTTAGATAAATCTAAGATACTTTTACCTCTAATAATATCGTCTTCAACTAATAAGTCTAAATCTCTATTTCTTATAAATCTTTCCACTGGTGGTTCTTCTGTGGGTGGTGGTGGAGCTTCACCAACATCACCACCAACATCACCACCTAAATCCCCACCTAAATCACCTCCTCCCATCGGTGGAGGTGTTCCACCTCCTAAATCTCCCATACCTCCGTCATCAGTAGTTTCTCCACCTTCAGCATCTCCACCCTCACCAGGTTTGTTACCATATAATTTATCAAGGTTTGCGAATATACCTGTTTTACTAATAACTTCAGATGTTTTTTCAAGTTCACCTGCAACGGCTTTTTCAATACGTTGTTGTTGTAAATCAAGTTTAATTTCTTCATCACTAAATCCAAGAATATGTTTCTTCGCCCAAGATGAAGAAACGGGTAAAATACCATTTCCTGGGTCGGTAACGGCATCTCGATATAGTTGGATTTTTTGTTGCCACTGCTCAATTTTAAGTAATTCAGCCTGTGCTGAAGGGTTAGTTAACCCTAAAGTGAAGTTACCTAATTCGTCTTCAAACCCTAACAAAAATAAATGTACAATTGCGATTTTATTCAACTCTTGTATCATAGATTTTTGAATTCTATTAATAGTACGAGCAAATCTAATATCTTGTAACGACAAGTTTTTACCATCACCGACGACTTCTTCAAAACCTAAGAACGCTTTAGGAACTCTTAGTGAAGTTAAAAGTTTCTTTTGTATATACTCAATATCCGCAATCTCTGATAGGTTTTGTGCACCAGGTAAAGTATCAATTGGATTAGGTGCGTTGGGGTCACGAACAGGAATAAAATAATCTTGGTCAACAGCCATTTGATTATATCTTAAATCCACATTTCCGTTTGTTGAGTCCACAATTTGGTCTCTTTTGAATTTATTGGCAACTCTTTGTACATATGGTTCAACGTCTTTATCATCCATGTTGCCAACAAAGACTTTAAATACCCTTCTTTCGGGTGCTCTTGATGTTCTATATATTAACATTGCATCTTCAGAAAGAATAAGTTGTTTCCATATACGTCTACCTTTTTCTAACATAGAAGTACCGTAAGGAAGTTTTCTATCATCACCCAATAATCTAAAGTGTGCTATTTCCCACGTATTAAACTCCATGTCTTTATTTTGCCATAAGAACTTTAACGCATCATTTTCTGTTTCGGTAGTATTTCTTTCAGGTTTAATTTTCATACCTCTTTCCTGACGTGTTATTTCGATATTAGGTAACTGCTGTGCACCCATAATACCTTTTTCAGGGTCTAATTTAAGGTACACGAAATTATCACCATATTTACATGTATTACGAGTCCACATAGGTAAGTTTGTATTAATATCCAATCGGTTATTAAACAAATCCGCCAAAACTGATTTTATTCTTTTACTTTCGGAATATATTTGTAAGATGTATCCGTCTTCATCAGGTGTTGTAGATTCTTCTGAATAAATGTCTAAAGCTGCTGAGATTTCAGGAGTATATTCCATACTCTCATAGTCATAAAACGAAGCTAAACGAGTCGGTTCATAATAAACCGCTTGACTATAAAGATTATTTTCAATTTTTTGCCATTGTTGACCTAAATAAAGAGATTGTTGAGCTTGAAGTTTTTCTCTTTCATATTCTTTTTTATCAGTAGTTTTAAGAATTTCTTTTTTATCAAACTGAAAAACAGGTGATTGTTGGTCTAAAGTTGAATCGGGACCAAAAACCTTATTAAGTCTTTGCCAAATTGTATAATTATTATTCTGAGCCATCGTTTTTTAGATAAATATAATCTTTACTTAAATTAATTAAAGGTTATCTCCTCATACCCCCAAACAACCATCCGTAGTCTTCATAATCTTTTTTTGTATAACCATCAATTCTTCTGTGATAGTTTTGATTGTTCGGCATAACAGGTAAACCTGGATTAAAATCTCTTGTTGCGTTTTTAACAGGTGTTTCATTAACCATCCAACTTTCCATCATCGCTTTGGTTTGTTCCGTAACCTTTTCAAGTTGTGTAAATGAATTTTCACCAACATATATTGCCATAGCCATTGCCATGATAAGGTCATCGTGTTGTCCTTTAATGTGGTCAGGTCTTCCGTTAATATAAACAAATGTATTTAATTCATTTATCAAACGGGAAGACCGAACAATAAAGTTATGTCTTAAAGCTTCCTCAAAAGCTGCAACGATTTGAACACGCTTTGAGTTAAAGTTAAGTCCTGGTATTTTTTCCATTGCCTTTGGGTCATACTTCCATTTGTCGGCCGCGTTTGTTCCGTCAACATACAAATCCTTATAATTCATTTCCTGAAGTTTACGAGCGGTAGAAACCCCCATACCTCCAGTGATATCAATCACAACAAACGCCGAATACATAGTCGCCCATTTAAACGCAACCTCAGCGGCAACATCGGGCGGTATCTTACCCAAATACTCCAATACCTGTTCTCGTTCGTCAAAGTCTATAATACAGAATGTGGTAAAGTCTTCACTATCACCACGAGAAACATCAATACCCATAATATATTTGTGACCCACCACAGGTTCCTTCCATTGCCACAACGCACCCCCCATAAATTTGTTTTCAGGGTCGCGAATAAAGTTTTCCTTAATTTTTTCTACCGTATCTGAAGGTATAACGTTATCACCTGAACCCAAGAAATTACACTCCAATTCCTGAGCAATCTTACGTCTATCAAACTTAAGTTTTTTACTCATCCCCTCAAACCATGTGGAGTATGGTTTGTATCCGTCCAAGAAATGTGTTTTTATTTCATCAAAATCCCTTTTCATAGGGTCAACCTTAGAATAGTCCAAAGTTATTTCTTCGTCCTTATAATCCTCTCTGTTTAACATATAATGAACGATATCATTACATTTAATCAGTTTCAAATCTTTTGCATAACGAGGGTCACGATACCAATACATCTCGGTAATCTTAAAGTCGTTCATACCTCGTAACGACTGGTCATAAATAGAATAATAAATGGGGTCAAAACCGTTAGGGGTTGAAATTACAATAACTTTACCACCTGTAGAAAGTGACGCCATACACGCAGACCAGAAATCGTTATCTGCTTCAATAAACGCTGCCTCATCAAATACAAGTATTGTGGGAGTATATCCACGAAGGGCGTCCTTAGATGTTGCAACCGCTTTTACCTCACATCCATTGGTTAACTTATAGTGTCGTTGTGAATTCTTTTCACTGGAGAAATTAACACCAAACCATGACGGCCATTGTTCAATAAACGCCCTTATCTTACTTGCCATCTCCACAGAGGTGTCAAGTTTGTTTGCAATGATAAGGATTTTTTCAGGTTTTGTTTTGGATGCGGTAACAAGTTTTTTTGATACCCATGCCGAAGTTACGGTTGATACACCTGCCTGACGGTATTTAAGTGCGATATTTTCTTCGTGAGAATCGTAATCCCGTATTAAACTTTCTTGGTCAGGAAACAACTCCAAAGGAACATACTTAGACTGAGTGTTATCGTATGTTTGTAGATATGTCTTTAAAGCATACGAGGTGTCTTTTACACACCTCGCATACTCTAATAATACTTTCTCTTTTGTT